TTGAATTCTTCAATAATGGCGTGGAAAGGAAACCATTCTAACATTTATAATAAATTTCATGAAGATGAGGATTATAGTAGAGTAAAATATTGGAAAGGCATCGATGAATATTTTTACAAAGAAATAGATTATAAAACTTATGATGAAGTATGTTGGTCTTATCCATGGAACAGGGAAGAATTAGATTATTCGATTTGTTTATTTAATCATGATTTTGCTCCTGCAATGAAAACAGAAGAATGGACAAAAAAATACAGATTATTAGAGACTTCTTGACAAAAGAAGAATGCTTTGACCTTATCCTAGCTTATAGAAAAAAAATTCAACCCGCTAGAGTTTTAAATAATGAAGTTTCTCTTGAAAGAAGATCAAAGGTTTTTATTTGGTCAAACGATTCTGAATTGGAAAGCAGATTTAATTGGTCTGGAATGTATAAATGCACACCAGTCATGATATTTCAATTTTCAGAATATTCTAAGTTAAATTATTATCATTGGCATAACGATTTTAATACTACTCAATCAGATCGCAAAAGAATAGAAACATGTGTTATATCTTTAAATGATGAATATCAAGGAGGATCTTTTGAAATTAAAGATCATGATCCAATTGAATTGAATGTGGGAGACTGTCTTAGGTTTGATTCAAAATTAGAACATAGAGTTAATCCTGTATTGAAAGGTAAAAGATATTCTTTAACTGGATGGGTTATTCAACAAAATTCAATAAAACACAATTTTGAAGATGAAATTTACAAACATTTGAACAATCATCTAAAAGAACACAATGGATAAAACAAATGAAATAATTTTGATACATGCTCATTTGTCTGATACAGAGAGAAAAGCAATTTGTCATAAATTTATAGAGCAATTTAAATCTTTTGGTTATGAAGTTTTAATTGCAACTCATTTACCCCTTGATAAAGACACACAAGAATTAGTTGACTATGCAATTTATGATAAAGATAATATTCTGATTGATGATCCTAAATTGAAAGGATTTTTAATTTATTATGCTTATACTCCTGATGGTAAAGGAGGACACGCTCCTCTTTTTAATATTGCAAGTAGAGAATTTTTTAAATATAATACAATATTTGCTGTTTTACGTTTATTGCTTGCTGGTGTTACATATGCAAAACTTCTTAATAAAAAAGTAATTCATATATTTGATTATGATGGATTTTTACCTTTTGATAATGAATTAATAGAGAATAGTGATAAGATATTAAACCAAGGAAAACAAGCAGTATTATATGCGGGTGAAACAGAAGATTTAGACATGGATCATTGGGGAGCAAAAGGAATCAGACATTGGCAAATTAATACATTGATTATGTCTTTTGATGTAGATTTTTTATATCGAAGATTAAATAAGTATCCTGATGATCATCTTAAAAAAATGATTCACGATCAAGGTATGCACATGGGAGAAAACCTATTAGGATATATTCTTGGTGTATCTTATTTGAATAAACGAGAAAATTCTTTTGAAGAAAATATTGAAATAAAAAATCTTAGAGAAACTTCTGAAAAAATAGGTTTCGAAGGACAAAAAATTCATACTGATGCTGAGTATCCTTGGATTTGTCTTGCACGGGATCCAGATCCCGCAAAACACGGATATAGATTTTTTGCTATGCCCACAACGAGTGAAATTCATGTGAAACTTTTTTATAATCATGAGTTATATTCTGCTTTTACCTGCTCTCCTTGGGGATACAGGGTGGATTATTTTTCTGAAGCGGGTCTTGAAAATATAACAATTGAAGTGAATGATAAATTTTTTAGAGAATACGATTTTACTAAACCAGACACAAAAGAAAATATTTTACTGCATAGTAATTGGCAAGATGCTCCAAAACAATAATATAAGTATCATAATTCATACGTGTGACGAATACAGTCATTTTTGGGATGGCTGGTATACTATGTTCGATCATTTTAAATTTTTAGATTTGGGGTGGCCCATATATTTTTGTAATGAAGAAATAGAATTACCTTTTAATGATCAGAGAGTGATTCAGATTAAGACAGGTAAAAGTAAAAAATATTGGGGGCCCGAAGAGCGAGAATGGTTGCCCACTTATGGTTTACAGAAGCAAATTGATGAAGGATGGAGCGATAGACTTATAGCATCTTTAAATTCGGTTGATACAAAATATGTTTTATACATGCAAGAAGATCAGTGGCCATTTAAAGAGATTGATGTTAAATTATTTAATAAATTGTTAAATTTTGCACGATTCAATGATGTGAATGGATTAAGATTACATCGACTTACATCTCCCTATGTCCTGGACGAATATGAAGAAACTGATTATTATGTACAAAATAAAAAAGTTTTAAAAGTCAAAAGAGAAGGTGGTTTTTTATTGTGTCATCAACCGACTATTTGGAATAGGGAATTTTTATTGGATGTAAGTATTCGAGGCGAGGGGTTTAGAGATAATGAATTTGCTGGAAGTGAAAGAGTTAGAGAAAAATATAAAGATCCAAAAATTTTTGTATATAATCATCATTGGTTTTTAGAAAAATCTGCTTCTGCTGGTGGTTTATGGATTCCAGAAATTGAGTGGGAATATAGAGAAATTGTAAGAGAACGTGAAGTTTATAAACATTTTAATATGATTAGGGATGAATAAAACAAAAGTCTTTGCAGTTAGAGTACGTGACAAATATGATCAAAGAGTTGAAGATTATATTAATTCAAAAATATCAAATGTTACATGGATTAGAGATGAATTACCTGGTGTAGATTTACAGTGGAATAAATTACGAGTTATGAATATGGATATCGATGAACCCGTTCTTGTAATTGATATTGATACTTTTTATATTAATGATTATGTTAAAGCAATTGATTATCCTATAGAAAGAGGCGAGTTTTTATCTGCAAAATCTTGGTGGAAAGATACTTGGAATGAAAATTATTCGATATGTGGGGGATTTCAAAAATATTATCCAAAAGATTGTAAATACATTTATGATGAGTTTATGAGTGATGTTAGCTATTGGTCACAACATTATATTATACGTAAAATCACAACGGGACCTGTTAATGGTGAACAATATTTTGTAGAAGATCAAGTAAAGAAAAGATTAAAATTAAAATATCTTCCAGAAACATGGATGACTAGAATGTGTAATAAGAAAAATTTAAAAGAACTTGCTTTAATAAATTCCCAATATCCAGGAGAATATGCTTATTTAGATGGGTTTCATGATGATATCAAAATAATACATTTTAAATATGAAGATATAGATTATTCTTTCTCATCTGATGCAACTAATTTAGCATAAGATGAAAATAGTTCAACTAAATTAGTTGATTTTCTAATTTCGGCTCTTGCTTTTTTATTTTTACTATTTTGAACATTTTCTTTTTCAAAAATTTGCAACTTATATTTGAAAATTGCATCAGAGGGAATGTCGTCAAGTAGTATGTCTATATTTTCGGGAAGTTTATCTTCTGTTGATGTAGTAGTAGATGCCTCAGCATTATTAACTATTAAATAATACCAATACATTGCTTCAATGATTGAAGGTGATTTTCTAATATTTGAACGATATTCTTTATTTTCACTTTCTTGAACTGGTGGAGATTCAAATATTTCAAGTTTTGTTTGAAACAATTCTTCTGTTGAAGCATCTCTTATTGACTCCCATGAGATGGGTTTTGTTTCATCAATAGTTTCTACGTTAAGATTACCATTCATTTTATATTCCATATATTCTTCAAAATCTTTTTCTTTTGCCAGTACTCGATCATGATATGTTGATGTAGCTCTTTCTATTCCTTCTCTTGTTTTCCATGGAGAATCATCATCTAAACGATCTATTAATGCTTTCACCCGATGTGTGTTCACCGCTGTTTGCATCATTTGTATTTCAATTTCAGGATGGGGTACAGTTATATCTTCATCTTCTGGTATTTCCCTCCAACGTATCCATAAAGGATTAAATTCGTCTGAAAAATCTGAATATTTATGATGCACTTCGGTGATTCTACATTGGTTCCAATATGTTGTCCATGTTTCATATGAATCAGCAAATTCTGCATCGGAAAGAGTAACAAAAGTCATAATATTTTCTCCATTAAGGTGTTCTCTGTCCTGGACTTACAAAGTAATAGGGTCCAGTATTAGTTATTAATGATCCTGATGGTGTGTATGTTCTTGTATATACGCCACCAGAGGGACCAGTTAATGTATTTGTAGTGTTATTGTATTTGACATCTGTAAAGTCGCCCTTATGTGTACCTGAATTTGTCGTTGATACATTATATAACGGGTGTCTTCTTAAAATTATATTTAAATAAGCATCGGTTATTATTTTTGATGCTGTACCACTATAAAGTGTGCTTGATTCTAATTGTATTTCATTATTGGTGTCGTCCCATCTAACATAGTTGTCTGGAGACGAGGGTTCAGTTGTATTTGCAGTTTTTAGCCACAAATTAGCTGTCATTTGTGTTCCTCCATAGAACGTGTCAGTATGAAATATTCCTTTGTCAACCCATCCTCCACTTATTCCACTTGCGGTGTTTGGAGCGCCTTCTCGTACTCTGTAGGAGCCTACTTCATCACCAGTGAGCATTTGAGTAATACAATGATTTGCAAGTGTATCACGCAAATCTTCTTCTTCATGTGGTCCTATTTTTAAATCGGGCGATGTCCAATATAATAGTCCCATGTTGTTTAGTGTAGTTTGTTCAGTTGCGCCATATGCTGTAGAGTGACTATAAGCCTGATAATATGTTACAGTATCAGTTGTTAAACCAGTATTATCGGTTCCAAAATTTGTATCTGGTTCGGCTCCGCTGTTCGGAACATCATCATCTGGCTCAGTAGTAGAATAATCATACCTATGACCATCAGAAGCAGTTCCTATTGAAGAAAAAGTACCATCTATTTGTCCTTGCCCTTCATTAGATACATAACCTGGAGTAGTAGTTACTGAGTTTAATAGTTCTGCATATCTTTTTCTTAGAAAATAACTAAGAACTTCTAATTCGGTATCAGAAAACTGCCGCAGATCCTTGTTTCCTGAATCCCAATATAAGTGTCTGTATTGTGTCATAAATAATCCATTGACATTAGGTTCAAAATAGTGTAAACTATATAATTATATATCTCTTTAAATTTGTTATATGTATTTATATTTATTTAGCCATCAAAAGTGCTTATGAAAATTTTGTATATTACCCCACACCTATCTACAGGTGGTGCTCCCCAGTATCTCTTTAAAAAAATTGAATTGTTACATGGTGATAATGATATTTATGTTATCGAGTATAACGATTATGGTATTTATAGAGTTCAAAAAGATAAAATATTGAACATTTTAAATGACCGATTAATAACTTTGTCTGAAGATAAAACTGATATACTGAAGTATTTAGATGAAATAAAACCCCATATTATTCATTTTGAAGAAATGCCCGAATTCTTTATGGATGAAGAAATAGCACAAAAAATTTATAAAAAAGATAGAAATTATTTAATTTTTGAAACTTCTCATGATTCTTCATTTAATCCTGATGATAAAAAAGTTTTACCAGATAAATTTTTATTTTGTAGTGATAATCAATTAATAAATTTTAGAAAAATAGATGTTCCCGCTTGTGTTATAGAATATCCTGTTGATAAAAAAACAAAAGATAAACAAAGAGATGTTACTTTGAGAGAATTGGGCGTTGATCCTGCTTTGAAACATGTATTGAATGTTGGATTATGGACATCAAGAAAAAATCAAGCAGAAATTATTGAATATGCCAAGCATTTACCTGAAGTTCAGTTTCATTTTGTAGGAAATCTTGCAGAAAATTTTAAAGACTATTGGGAACCCCTAACAAACGAATTACCCGATAACTGTATAGTTTGGGGAGAACGAGAAGATGTAGATAGATTTTTTTCATGTATGGATTTGTTTTTGTTCACTTCTAAAGGTAATGAGTTTGATAAAGAAACAAATCCAATAGTAGTAAAAGAAGCATTATCTTGGAATATACCTGTATTGGCACATAAACTTGATTCGTATCTTGACAAATATGATAATAAAGTTACTTGGCTTTCTAATGATATTAACATTAATGTAGTTAAGTTATGTAGAATGTTGAATATTAGTGATCGATTTGTAAATTGTTCGATTGATGGAATGAAAGTGACTTTTCATTTTACGGGTTTTTATGAATGTTTTCATGAGAAATTATTGTGTATGTATGAAATAGATACTGGATTGCTGGCTTACAGATCACATATTATAACAAATTCAATGTGGGCTCAGCCACATTGTGGTAAAGATGTTACAAACGGACTTATAGTAAAAATATATGATGCACCTAAAAATTATTTTTCTAATATAAGTGATGAAAATTTAATTGATAATCATCATCTTTTATTTGAAAAAACATTTCCATGGAAAAATGAAGTAGACATTAAAGTTCTTGGAGAAAGAAAAAAGTTTCATGGAATAGGAGATGATCCTTCTTCTTGGTATACTCTTTATGAGACTTTAATATTAGAGTATTATAGTAAATTAAATTTGATAGAAGGTGATACTGTAATTGATATTGGAGGTCATTATGGATTTTTTGATATGTATGCTTTAAATAAAGGAGTTTCTCAGATTCATACAATTGAACCCACCAAAACAACTTTTGATGTTTTATGTAAAAATCTAAAGGATTATGATAATATTCAAAAATACAATTTAGCAATTTCTTCTGATAATAAAAGTAGAGAATTTATTACTATTGGTTCTAGTTCTTGTAATTCTTTTCATGAAAATTTTAATAATAATCCAGATAATAAAGAAAATCATGGAATGAGAAAAAAACAAATTGTTAATTGTGTTACGCTTGAACAATTTATGAAAAATAATAATATTGATAGAATAGATGCATTAAAAATGGACTGTGAGGGAGCAGAGTGGGACATATTACCAGCAGTTCATGATGATTTTTTCAAATATAAATTAAGAAAACTTTCTATGGAAGCACATCCAGAGGGATGTGACGAAGGAGGAGGAATGCAACATCAAGCACTTGAATTTATAACAAGATTGGAGAATTTGGGTTGGAGCGTTATTGCTGATTCTGAAATAACAGAACATGGAAGGTTAGGAAATTTATGGGCAACAAGACATCCAAAAATAAAAATAGTTCATATGCTTGTTGATCCAAATGGGGAAAGAGAAAAAGAATCAATAAGACATCTTGAAAAATTATCTGAATATTCGGGTTGGAAATATGTACAAATGATAAATCCTTTATATAAAGATTTTCCCCCAAAAGAAACATGTGCTAGACCAAATGATATACAAATGAAACCAGGAGAATATAAATTAACTCCTGCACATTATGGTAATTTTTCTGCTCATAGAGATTCCATAAATGAACATTTAAATGATAAATTTGATGCAGTTTTATTTTGCGAATGTGATGCTATTTTTATAAAACCAGTACATGAAATTCATAGGACAATTATGGATCGACTGGATGATATGAATCAACATGATCTGTATTATATGTTTTTTGGAAAAAGAATTCCTGATTGGGCACACGAAGATTATGAATATTTTGGTGTAACAGATAGAATGTCTGAAGCACATTGTTATTTAATATCTACAGATAAAAAGAGAAAAACATATTTCAAAAAGAAATTAAAAGATACAAAGTGGGACACATATGATCTATGGTTGAATAATAATATCTTTCCCGATAAGAAATGTGGTATAGTTAAATCTCCTATTTCAATTCAATGTTCAGGTGAATCATATTTAGATAAATCCTTTAAAGATGGTACTACTTTATTAAAAAATAATGATGAAAAGATAAAACATGAAGATTTTTAAATTATCTCTTGTAACTTCTTGTTATAATGCTGAGTCTTATTTAGAAGAATTGGCTGGTTCTGTTTTTTATCAAAACTATGATCATTGGGAATGGATTCTTGCTGATGATTTTTCCGTTGATAATACCCGTGAAATAATGGAAAAATTAAAAAGAAAGGATTCAAGAATAAGAATAGTAGAACCTAAACATAAGAAAGAAATTTGGTGGAATCCACAAATTCCAGCTATTGGTGACATTGTATGTCATTTAGATGCTGATGATGTAATTTTACCAGGAACATTTGAAAAAATAATTCATTATTTTAATTTGTTTCCAGAAGCAACCTTACTACATTTTAACGCAAACAAATATCATAATGTCCTTCCTCAAAATTCAACTAATCTCTTTGATAATTTTAAAGACAATGTATACATGACAAGAGATAATAATTCTTTTTTAGAAGGATTTGAAAAGTTATGGCCCCAACGATCAAATATTTTTGGATATTTAAGAATATTTAAAAATTTACCAGCATTACGTTTTCCAGAACATGAAGATGGTGATGCTTGTTTATCAAATGATGGACAATGGCTTTTGCATTTAGAACGACATGGAAAATGGTTAACCATACCCAGAACAACGTATCTTGCAAGAGAACATGGAGAATGTGAGAATTTAAGAAATTGGAATCCTCGGGGCGAAGCACAATTAGTTATAAATGAAAGAAGAGAAAGAAAGAATTTTATTTTAGAATATCCTAGAAATATAAAGTATTTTGATGATATCTATGATTTAGCAGAATCCACTTATTTAAGTAAATTGAATTATGAAACAGAAAGAAAACTTGTAAGTTTTTTAAATTTTGATTATAATGAAAATCAAATAATAAAAACAAAACATTTATTTTTCGATCATGATATAGTTTTTGACAAGAATATAGAAAATGTTTCTTATTATTTTGTTAAAATAAATTTAGAAGACAGACCAGAAACAATAAAAACAATTATATCTAGATTGCCTTTAGGTAATTATGAATTAAGTTTTTTTTCAGATAATACACATTTACACGAAAACAATCGTAAACAATCTAATAATATTGAAGACATAAAAGATGTTATTGCATCAGATGCTCAAAATGTTTTTTGGTATGCACAAGATAATCGAATACATTTTATTTCTAACATTCAACGAACAATAGATGTGCCCGAAATTGTTTTGTCTACACGAAATGTACATGTTTATGATACAGAAGAGAAAAAAGAAGAAGAAGATAATTTAAAGATAATGCAAATACATGTTGGTTGTGGCCTTGAAATTCCTCCAAAAGGATATGGGGGATTAGAAGAAGTTACACATCAATATATGAGAATAGCAACAAATAGAGGACATGAAGTAAGTTTAAAATGGTTGGATGATGTAACACAAAGTGATTTAGAAAAATATGATGTGTTTCATAATCATACTGGTGGTTTTTGGGATTTGTTGAGAGATAGATGTATACCTTATATTTTTACAATGCATGATGCTTTTGTAAAAATACACGGAAAAGATTCTCATTATTATATGACAAATAATGAAACTATAAAGAATTCTTTGTTCAGTTTAATTCCATCTGAAGACATGATAGATTTTTTTCTATATCCAGAAAAATTGAGAAGATTACATCATGGTGTAGATACAAATTTTTTCTTTCCAAATGAGAATAAATCACACCCAGAACGATTGATTTGCGTGGGAGGAGGAGATGATAGAAAAGGATTTCATTTAGCGGTTCAAGCGGCAGAAAAATTAGGACTTCCTATAACAATTGTTGGACCAGATTCGGTACATGAAGAGTATAATAAGAACTTTTATGATATTGTAGAGGAAGTAAGAAAGAATACTGTTTTTCCATCTATTGAAGTACAACTTACAGGCAATGTAGAAAAATATGAATTGAGAAATATATTAAATGAACATCATGTGATGATTCATCCAGCATCTTTAGAAACGGGTCAGCCCTGTCTTGCAGTTCTTGAAGCAATGGCGTGTGGTATACCTGTAGTTGGAACAATGCAAGATAAAATTTCTTTGGGGGGATTTGAATTATGTACAAGAAATGTTGATGATATTGTTAATAAAGTTAACCTTGTTTTAGACAATTATGATGAATATTCAAAGAAGGCGAGAGAGTTCGCAAAAGAAAGAGATTGGGAAAATATTTTTGATGAATTAGAAAAATATTATTATGAAGCAAAAGAGTTAAAATATACAAAGCCTTTTGATATGAGAAACAGATTGTTGTTTGCATATCAAAATACGAATGCACAGGGAAAAAATGTTTTTGATTTGGATATGCAAAAAAATCCCTATTTGACAATTAGAGGATCTATTCCTGGAACTTATAGAGTTAATTTTATTGATAAGGATACAAATTTTAGTCATTATTCAAATGAGGTTTCTACTGGAGGATGGGTTGCTTGTGGTATTGATTATTATGTAAATTGGAGAGTTGAAGCAATAAACATTGCAACAGAAAAAATAGAATTTGAATATGAACAAGATTTTAAAAATAAAAATATTTTTGTTTGGTTTGATTCAGTAGCATTAGGAGATACTTTAGCTTGGATGCCAGTTGTTGAAGAATTTCGTAAAAAACATAATTGTAAAATGTATTGTAGTACATTTTGGAATCAGTATTTGATAGATTCATATCCCGAAACGACTTTTATAACTCCTGAATCTGGGTTTAATGATTTTGTGTCTTCTTATAGAATAGGCTTTTTTGAGGCTAGTCCTCAATCTCCTTTGGATATGAAAGATGTTTCTTTGCAAGAATTATGTGCAGGTATTCTTGGTATTAAAGATTTTGAAGAAACAAGATGTAAAATAAAGGTTAAAGAAAAAGAAAGAGATTCACAGTTATTGAGAAAACCATATGTGTGTATTGGTACTCAAGCAACTGCTCAAGCAAAATATTGGAATTATCCAGGCGGCTGGGACAAAGTGGTTGACTTTTTATCTAAAAGGGGGTATAATATAGTATGTATAGATAAATACCATGGTTTTGGGCAAGGAGAATATTTTAATAAAGCACCCAAAAATGTGATAGGCAGACATGAACGAACTTTAGATCAAACAATAGCGACTTTGAATGGTGCTGAGTTTTTTATTGGATTGGGTTCTGGACTATCATGGTTGGCATGGGCCTTAAATAAATATGTAATATTAATATCAGGATTTAGTAATCCTAAATCAGAATTCTCTTCAAAATGTTTTAGAATTCATAATGATACGGTTTGTAATAGTTGTTATAATCGACATAAATTTGATCCCGGTGATTGGATATGGTGTCCCGATCATCAAAATACTGATAGAATGTTTGAATGTACTAAAAACATCCCACCAGAAAAAGTTTATGATGCTATTGAAGAAGTAATAAAAGTAATAGACAAGAATGATTAAAACAATAAAACCCCTAGACTTTGCAATTATTATAGAAGATATTGTTACAAATAAAAAAATGTCTTATTTAGATGCAATATCTTATTATTGTGAAGAAACAAATATGGAACCAGAAACAGTTGGAAAACTCGTTCAAGGCAATTTGAAAGCTAAACTAAGAGAAGAAGTTACAGCCTTGCATTATCTCCCAAAAACTGCTACAATACCAGGACTATGATAAAAATGGATCCATTTGATTGTTATAAAGAATATGTTTCAATCAAGACTCATTTTCATGCTAATAAGTATGATTACTTTAAGCATAAAAAAAGAAAAATCTCATTTAATGCTTTTAAAAAACGCAATGATCAATTCTTTTTTGTGAGATTGTCGAAAAATTATAAGGATGATGAGATATCGAAATTCTTTGTTGCTAACTTTATTGAGAATGAAAATTTGTGGATAGGCGATGCGCTTGATTCACAAGCAGAAATCAAATATAAAGAATGGCAAAAAAGAATACAAAGCATGAGTTATATTTTTAGCAATGATATTGAAAAATTGTTGAACAAAGAAGATTTTGAAAATTGGTTCAAAATTGAAAAGGGTCAACATCCTATATTGCTGAAGCAAACGATTGCTAAATATATTTGTATGGAAACTTTTTCCATACTTAATATGATACTTAACTTTGTTCCTGACTGGGATCAAAAGATAAAAGAAACTTTTGTCTGGCCCCAGTTTAGAGATAAAGTTTTAAAATACACTCCATTTTTGGAGGTGGATAAGACGAAGTTTCGTAAGATTTTACGAGACAAAATTTAATTTAATATACAACGAATATTCCGATATACGAAAGGTAAATATGGCTACACTAACTACACTCAAAAAATCCCGCAAATCCTTCATGGAAAATCTTCACAAAGAAATTGAGAAGATTGATACTCCTTCTGAATCAAAGAGTTATATTGATGATCGATTTTGGAAACCTGAAATTGACAAGTCTGGAAACGGATTTGCAGTTATTCGATTTCTTCCTCCAGTAGATGGAGAAGATGTTCCATGGGCGAGAGTTTTCAATCATGGTTTTCAGGGTCCAACAGGACTTTGGTACATTGAAAATTCTCTGACAACTCTCGGTAAGAAAGATCCTGTTTCAGAGTATAATTCTCAACTTTGGAATTCTGGAATCGAGGCGAACAAAGAAGTTGCTCGTAAGCAAAAGCGCCGTCTAACTTATATCAGCAACATTTATGTTGTTACTGATTCAAAGAATCCTCAGAACGAGGGAAAAGTCTTTTTATATAAATTCGGAAAGAAGATTTTCGATAAAGTTAATGATTTGATGAATCCCGAATTTGAAGATGAATCTCCTGTTAATCCCTTTGATCTTTGGGAAGGTGCGAATTTCAAATTAAAGATTCGTCAAGTTGAAGGATATCGAAATTACGATAAGAGTGAATTTGATAAAAGTACACAACTTGTAGAAGATGAAACTGAACTTGAAAAAATTTGGAATTCACAGTATGCTCTTACAGAGTTTACTGGTGATGATCAGTTTAAAACTTATGAAGAGTTGAAAACAAGATTGGATTCGGTTCTTGCAGTAGAAACTCCTCCTATTACTGAGCCAGTTTCTCGTCCTGTTTCTAAACCAAAAACTGCTGAAGAAGATGCTTCTTCAGAAGATGAAGACATGTCTTATTTTGCTAAATTAGCAGAAGATAATTAATATTTTATGGGGGGCTTGGAGTGTCGTTCCAACGGCACGCCTCCTATCTTAAAGGGTGAAACCCGGTGTCAATAAGTCCGGTTCCTTCCAAAGAGACATTCTCTACTACATTTGTTTGTGTGACAACCGTTGGAATATTTTGAATATTGGCCGGAGCAATGGTCACATTGCTTCCTCCTCCCCCATTTCCAGTGGTTGCAAGCTGAAGCTCTTTGGATTCTGCATTTGCATTAGCAAGTCTAAGATTATTGGCATTTACATTTGCTTTTTCCAACAATCTCTGCATAATTGCACTATTTTTCAATCCTATTCCACCATATATACTCTCATCTCTCACAATTGGGTCAGCAGAAGGATCAGCTAAAAACATGTATTTTTTGATATTCTCCCAATTCATGAGGGTGGCTAAGCCATGTGCCATAAATGTATTCAAATTCGTTTGTTCTGATATGGCATCCGCTATTTCTGTTGTTTGATGGGTGACAGTATCACGTTGAACTGGACGACCGTATTTATCTATTTCTTTTTTCAACTTCTTTGATACTCTTACTTTTTCCTTTGTATAACCAAAAAATTCATCAAGTTCATCGATTACGACTTGCGTTGCATATCCTAATGCCGCTCCTATAATCATTCCTCCAAGTATTCCAGGTATACTTCCTGCTGTTAACCATGCACCAGCTATACCACCAAGAACTCCACCAGTAACCATTTTCTGAGCATATTTGCTCTCTTTAAAATAATTAATTAACGCCTTCTTATAGGCGTCTGCCATTCCTTTTCCTTCAGCTTTGTCAATTCTTAATGCTTCTGCTAAGACTGGTCCTGCTAATAGTCCAGCTCCAGCTCCAAGTATTATACCAGCAAGCATTCCTGCTGGACCAAATTTACTCAATACCATTGCACCAAAAAGTGCGCCACCTCCAGGAGCAAATGCTAAAATACCTTTCATCTCTTCACTTGAAAACCAATTTATTAAACCTTGTGTCATTGCTGATTTCCAATCTGCTCCTTCAGCTTTTTCTATCTGCATCATTTCAATAATTGTGCCACTACCTATTATTCCAATACCTGCTCCAAGAATTGCTCCAGCTACCATTCCTGCAGGACCAAGAGCCATAAATGTTTTTGCGCCTAAGAAAGCACCAAGTCCTCCGGCCCACAACGTTAAATTTGACAGCAAATGTTTTTTTACTGCAGTATAGACCCCTTTGGAGTTCATTTTTGATTTGTCTTCTTGAAAAACATGATTTAATCCAGTTAATGCGCCTCCAAGCACTCCACCAATTATTGCTCCTCTTGGACCTAACAGTCCAAAGCCAAGTAAAGCTCCTTTTCCAGCACCACCTGCCGCGGCTTCAGCAAGTGATGTATATGCACCGCCTGATGGAGCAAAAAAAGAATCTATAAATGCTGTAACTCCACCACTAAAAGTGTCTTGATCAAATCCTGCTTGTAATGCTGTAATTAATGCTGGTCCTGCAACAAGAAAAGCAATACCTCTTGCTAATTTGGGCAATAATGCCATACCTAAGGTTGCGGGCAGGAATCTTCTCAATCCTCCAGGAATTCCTATAAGTGCAGTAGATAAGAAATTCCCCAACATACTCATGAACCCCTTTCCTGAGAATCTTGATCCGACAGCCACTTTGGATTTCATATTCCATTCTTTTCTTTTCTCTTTAGTGCCCTCAAGTCTGTCTTCTTTATCTTTTCTTAACTTAACTTGATCTGTGGTTACTCCTTTTAGTAGAAGTCCTCTCATACTATACAATAAAGCGGCATGCACTTCTAATTGTTTTTCAAGGCTCGCCAAATTATTTTTATTTTGATCTTTAAGTTCATCAACAAGGTTTTGAAAATGTGTATAGTTGTGGGGTTTACGTGCCATTATTGGGTCTTTCTTTGATGTTCGCTACTTTTTCTGTTTTCTGCTTCTATGTGATTGATTAACATTTCTACGTAGATGTCTCTTTCAAAAGGCATTAAGTTTTCTATTTCTGTTAAACTATATTTATGATGTTGCATCAATTGAAACGTTAATTGATAATAATTTGCTAATGTGTTATGACTACAAACTATAAAAAAAAATCACCAATTCCGTTTAGAGTTTGTTTTTCTTGACAGTTGCATTTTGAACACGTAAATTCAATATCATGTAATATAGCAGGCATTGTACTAAAAAACATTTTAAGTTTTTCAAATTGATCACTTGTTAAGCTACTAATAAATTCATTCATTTCTTCTTTAGTATGATCACTTGCATTAAATATTTCATCGCCAGAATATATGTTATCAATGCAATTAATAACAACACCAAATAATTCTTCTACAGTTGAATTATCTTCTATATTTTCCAGTTCTGCTAAACGATTGTAAACATCCATTGTTGGATATTTCATTTCAACAGAAATTTTATCTGTTAATTTAATAATTGGTGTGTGCTTATCGTTTATAGTAAGTTTTATATCAGCTAAATTTATTTTTATTTTTGTTGTAGCATCACAAGATTCTCCATTACTATTTTTGTCATCACGATGCTTTATCATCATTTCAATATTTTCACCAACAGATTTTGATCTTATTTTTAACAATGCCATTTGCAAATCAAATAATGGTAATTTTTCAGCATCAACATTTTCTGATAAAAGACAATTATTAATTATTTGTTTTGAAGTTCTTACTATATCTTCTTGATCTCCTCCTTCCATAGCCATTAATAAAAGTTTTTCTTCTTTGACTAGAAAGGGTCTATAAGTTATTGGATCTTTTACTGTTCTTAAATTCATTGTAAATGTTGGTGCTTCAATTCTGGGTAAACTCATTATGTCTCCATTTTCATTGTTTAACTAGCTGTATTGTTATTAATATATTATTCTCCGTCACCTGGTGCAATCTGGCGTCCTCCAACTGCTCGACCCATATCCACAGAGCCCTTTTCTATTGTCAATGGGGTCCATTTTCGATATGCAAATGTAACACTAAGTCTTGCATATTCATTATTTTGTGACCATCCTAGATTTATTGCTCCAACATTTAAAGGGAAGGCTTCTCTAAACACTATTCCATAACTCATTTCATTCCTTTCATTATATGTTCTTAAATAAATAGGTCTTGCATATTGATTATAATAATTTGCATCAAACATGGTGGGATCGACTACATAATTCTGCCAACCATCAAATAATGCTTTTTCTTCCCAACCATCTGCCGTACAAATAAATGTCATTGTAGTATCAATAAACATCTGACCATAACCAATTTTTCTTACGGGTCCATATAATTTATCTTCAACTGTGAGTATAGTTTTACCAGGAAGTTCTGCTTGTTCACATAACAACGCCCTCCCCGAATCACTCTGCCCAGCCACCGCCGGAATCCAAACTTCATATCTATTTACTGGTGCAGGACCACCTGTCCTATCTAGTTGTGTTCTAAACTTTTCTATGCTTAAAGTCATTAAATCATTCTCCTGCTATCTCCCCAAACGACAAGTTTGTTTTCTTTTTTAAATCTTTCTGTTGGTAAAAATAATGCAATTTCTTTTTCATCTTCGTCTACAATTACAACTCTAGATGTTATGTGTTTATATAAATATCTTTTTACTGTTGGTTTAAGTACCTTAATTCTTGAAAGTGCTTCATAGTTTACACCTTTAGAACGATCAATAGCATCCATTAATTTTGCTCTAAGTAATGGCGGAAGATAATGAAAATTTAAACCAAGAAATCCATTTCCATACATTTTTACACACATGATCAGTGGAAATCTATCATAATATTTCATTTTTTCTTTAGTTTTTGGATCATAAAAATATGATGCCATCGCACCAGGCGATATTGTTCCTGTGCCTGATTTTTTAGCAGTTTTATAAAATTCGTCTGCAGTATCAACTTCACTAAATCTACTTCTCAATTCTGCCCTTAGGGCGCCAACTTTTCTACGAAACCATTGTGATGCATTACGTGTTTTTGGTTGTCCCTCATTTCTTCTTATTGCATTTTTTAATTTATCTAAAAATGATTGATCTTGTTGTGCCATAGTTATATTTAGCTAAAAAAGATGATCTTCTGTAATGATTTTAAATCTCCACTTTCTGTTTTTACAAAACTCTGTAGCCGCTCTCCATTTTGCTTCATTTACACCAAATGTGTATACTTCATATAAATATTTTTTGTTTGTTTTTCTTGTCACTCTTTTGGGTTTTTTGGGGGGTGATGTTTGTTTTTTGGGTTTGACTTCTATAAGAATGCATTCTGTTAGACCATCTTTTCTTTTTATTTTAACCCAAAAATCAGGAAAATATCTGTGTATTCTTTTATCAATAGGAGATTTATAAGGCACAACTATTTCTTCACTTGACCATTCAATAACCATGGGATTTCCTTCACAATAATTCATGAATTTTTTTTCCCATAAAGAACGGTAAGTTATCTTAGTAGGATCTCCTTTATATTTTTCCAAATTCTTTATTTTATATTTTCCTTTGTAACTCATGCTAAATATTATGTATAACAAGGAGAATAATGTGTCAGATGCGGCAAGTAAATTAAGAGCTATAACAGGTATACGAACTGGTATTCGTATACATAGATTTCCAGAAAATATAGGATCTAAATCAACAGATCCAGAATCAAGAAAATTTTGTTTATTTCGTTTTCATAATGTTGATGATAGTGGAAAACCAGGAAATACTACTGTTTGTGTGGCATTGCCTTTTCCAGAAATAAATGAAGGTATTAATGTAAAATATGATAATGCTGAATTTAATGTAGTTGGGGCGATTGCAGTAGGAGCCTCCGCAGGAAATATAAGTATAGATCGTTTATCGGGCATTGCAAAAACAGGAGTAAAATCTTTTAATAAAGAATCTTTTGCTAGAATAGCTTCAGATGTAGTATTAGGTGGAACTCCTGGGTTAAAAGCAGGAGTTGCAAAAGGATTAAATACGATACAGAACCCTTTTATTACAAATGTATTTAATAGTTCAGGATTTAGAGATTTCTCTTTTTCTTTTGTTCTTATACCTAAAAGGGGTCATGAAAGTGATCATATACGAAACATTATTGATGCTTTTAAAAAATCAATGTTGCCTAAAAACAAAACAGTAACAGGAGGAAGAAATAAGGGTCAAAGTACGGGTATTCAAATAATGCCCGATAAAGTTGATATTACATTCTATCCTACTGACATAAATTATAAAGCTACCATGGACAGAAACGGGAAACCAAAAGAATCAATAATAAAAATTAAAAA